GTGTCGCCTGCTCCGTCTACGAATACGTAGTTTGCTCTATCTCCCATTTTAAACCGCCTTTTCTAGTTGAGGGACTTTTTCTGTTTTATTTAATTCTACTATTTCTAGTGTTACTTTGTCAAGAGCCTGTTTATTCTTGTTTAAATGGTGGCTACAGAAGCTGAGCTCATTTGATGTAAGCCCTCCCACTGTATCTACATCTGACTTATTAACAAATCTGATTATCCATTTAGCCTGAGCTGGACAAGAATCGCATTTAATCCATTCGCTCATAGTTTATTACTTTCGATCATGTCTGATAGTCTATCTAATAACCATGAATCAATGTCAGCGATATCAATCTCCCGTAACTTCTCAATCATTTCTTCACGGGCAAACTTATAGCCTTCTTGGAATCCATCTTTATAATCAGACATTTAACATCCTATCATATCTATATGCCAATTCGTTATCAGCATATTTACTTTCGACTAAAACCTTAAGTTGGTGCTTAGATATTAATCTAGTTACCTTCTCAATGTTACCAGTTCCTATTTCGAAAGTCAATGTTTCTTTGTTATATGAATCAGGATCTAATCCTCCAACCTCAGCGTCCCATATAGAAAAATGGAACGCCCTGGATGAATCTGCTTTTAATTTATAAAACATTAGTCCCAATCCACATCTGTGTCTTGTAAAGACCAATCATTAATATCTACATTTGAATTATAAGATGTTAATGAAAGATCATCTGCTAACAGATAATGTGCGTCAAAGTCTTCAACCTCGTCAAGAGGAATATCGACTATGGCTTCAAACTGAATTGTACCAGTTACCCTAACTTGCTTGGTTGGATTAATTCCAAAGTATTCGCAGAGTTCACGAATAACTTCTTCTTTACTATAGTTAGGATTTGTCCATTCAACTACCTTGTCATTAAGACCGTCAACCAAACTTCTTAGTTTGATATACTCAGACTTTGCATTACGTGCTTGGTCCAGGGCCCATTCAATGTCTACAACTTTCTCGGTTGAGTAAGTAGTTTCATCATTGAAAATCTTCTTGTATGTAACAAGTTGATTAGGGTTATAGCGCTCTGCCTCTGATAAAGGTAGATTAGTTTCTGTCATTCCATTCATTTCATTTCCTTTCGTTGTTGTTGGGAGTATTGTAGCACCTTCCACTGACAATAGTACATATGGGCTATTATTAAGTGGGGTGAGAAGTAGCTTCTCCTCAGTTCCCTCTAAATGAGTAACCTCAATTAAACAGTCAGTATCTGTATTTAAATAACTATACTTATTCCATTTATTATTCATACTTTAACCTTATGAACACTGCATTCTGCCATGGCCTGTTCATCTTGCCAAGATCCTTGATTACATTCTGAGCAGAACTCTCCGCATCCCTCTTCGCAGTATTCTATTGTGTCATAAGATTGGCAGGCATAGCACATATTGGTATATTCTAGGTTTTCTTTAACTTCACCACGGACAATCTCATATTCTCCACCCCAACCTGTCTCTTCCTCAAATTCAAGGGTTAGTAAAGAGTTAGGAACAAGATTACTTAGTTTAGTTAATATAGTTACAGCAGGTGACCAAGCAGTGTTATATTTATATACTAGCCAGTTATCATCACCATTTGATTCATACTCAAGTAATTCAGTATCAGGATACTCGTCACCGTCTGATACGGCTACATCCCATTTAGTTCCCCAGTTAGTTGTATTCCATGAATACCAATCTTTCTGAGTCATAGCATGCGCTACCTCTTTAGCAAACCAATCAGGTGCACTCGTGTCTGTTCCTAGTCGTGTAGGCTGTTGAACATACTCTTGCATTGTAATACCGTCTTGTAGTGGAGAATGTATATTCCAAAATGCAAAGACAGGATTAGAGTAAGTTGATTCTGTTACTTCCATTTTCATAGTTTCAGAATTCCAACTATCATGCCATACCATAAATGGCTCGTTAAGTTTATCTTTGATAAAATCTATCTCAGACTTAGGTCCTTGTATTGTTAATGTGTTATACACCCAGTTAGGCATATTATTCCTTTCGTTAATTAGCGCAATTGTATCAGAGTCAACTGACATTATCAAGGATTTCAGGGCTTTTTATATACATGCCGTAAGAAAGAAAAATGGCCTTTACGTCTGGGGGCTTGCGATCCATAACGGACTTGAACCGTCGACCTCTACCGTGACAGGGTAGCGCTCTAACCAACTGAGCTAATGGACCTAGATGTGGGGCCCTTTCGGGCCCCAGTTGATTAGGCTAACGCCTTGACCGCTTTGAGAATTTTATTCTTCTCTGCGGTAATGATTGGGTCAAATCCACTTGCACCAGCATTTAGCGATTCGGTGTTACCAGTACGGGCGGTACGGTAATAATCTAAACGCTCAGTCAATGCATTAAACGCACCCCAAGCAGTGCCTTTAATTGTGTTATTAGTTGGTGAGTTATGATAAAGGTCATCAATTAAAACAACCTTATTCTCCCACTTCTTTAATGCGCCTTTAACATCTGCTTCAGGCTTTGGGTATAGATTGCGAATCAAATCCGAGAATTGCTTATCGGTAATTGATTGCTTGAATAATTCGTCCGCTTCCTTTTGGAATGCATCTGCGTATGCAAATGTTAATCCCAATGCTTGACGGGCTTGCACAATCCTACCTTCGGCAGTTTGTGTATGACGAATCTTGAATGATTGCTTAGCGCCCTTCATTGCAAGATTAAGAGTGTTTTGGCATACAACACGAACGGGTGTAATTGCTGCTTGAACCGCAACTGAACCATCGTGAGATGTCCATACAATTAAATATAACTTAGTTTTATCGTTAATACCTTGTGGGTCTAATACGATCTCTCTAGGTATATCTAATGAGCCAAATACAACTTTGCCCTTTTTAATTGAGCCAGCAGATTCCCATTTAGCAGAATCGTTATCTAATACATTATCAGCAAATGCGAATAACTCTTCATTCTGAACAGTTTTGTATCGCTTGCCAACTACTGATAAAACATCAGTGCCTTGGTCAAATGGATTATCACGAATGACAAAGAAATTGTCTGATGTATTTCTCCATGTGTTTGGGATATGATCTGCAACATCTGACAAGCGGACATTCCAGTTATTCAACTTTGCTTCTTCAAGCATTGTTGCGGTAGTTACATTTTCATCTTGAGCGAAAATGCGATTTGCAAGATTATGCCAAGCAGGTGCACCACGCAATGCAAATGCTACTTGACCATCTTGCTCTTCGAGATTATGAGCCATTTTATCCTTTCGTTTGGTTGAATGCTTATTCTAACATACACGACTGACATTGTCTATCTTATTTGACATGAATTTGCGGGGGTTTTCCACAGGGTGCCGTAAGGCTGTGGATAAGTCCCCAGCTATTGAGGGCAGGGGAAATGGGCCAGGGGACTAGGCTGGCCCAAGTTTATTAGATTAAGTTATGAATTTCTTCTGGAAAGAATGCTGCAAATACTTTTTTGTTTTCTTGTGTATCAACAACATACACTTTAACATTACCTTGAAATTTTTTTAAATTAGGTTTAACTAATTTAGTTAATGAATCACGATTATAACTGTTTGCAGAATAAATTGTTAGATCATGAGCTTTATTAGCATCATAGATTTCTACACGATACCGCATTGTGTTCCTTTGTTAGTAGGGATAACTATTTTAACATAGGGGGCTAGATTTTGTCTAGCCCCCAGTTTATTACAAGTATCTTGCGATAGCGTTGTAGGTGCTTGTGCTTACTGTATCCTCATCGGTCATTTTGAGAATACGGATAGCGTTTTCCATTTCCTCTTTCATCTCATTGTAAGAGTGGCGGTGGATTTCCTCGTAGTTCTTTTCAGGTTCAGCAGGGAAGTCTTTGCTATCGCAAATTAAATCAAAATCTACATTTAGAGTTTTGTTCCAAGCACGATAGTTGGTGCGTAGGTTTTCTGCTTTAGCAATTTTGCTAACTGCCCATGCCCCAATTTCTTTTTGCCATTTTTCCTGAGCCTTACGATACTTTGCTTCGTTTTCGTCTTGCGTCTTAAAGTCAGCCTCTAATTTGGCTAACCTAGTTTCTAAGGCTTTAATAACCTTAGTTGTAGCGATTTTTACGCTGATGGGTTTGCTTCTTGCCATTTGTATTGCCTTTCGTTAGGTGGGTTGGTTTGTTATGCTTTAACGCTTGTCCAGCGGTCTGTTCCATTTACATCAAGCAGAATACGATTAACTCCGCTTGGGTGGTTATCTATTGCTTTGATAACTCCAGTAATGCCACTTTGGGTGGTTGTGTAGGTTGTTCCGATTTCCATTTGTTTCCTTTCGTTGAGGTTGTATTATAGCACCAGCCACCGACAATTAGTAGTCGGTTTCAGGTAGCCACGCTTGTAGGTGATGAGCCTCTATAATCGCATAGGCAGGGGCTTCAGGTTTGCCTTTCCAATATACGCCTTCAGGCAGTTTGATTAACTGATTAAGTTCATCAGCATAATAAGCATCAATAGCATCAATACATGGTGCTACCATAGATGATGGAACGGGTGGATAATGATTACTTTGTAAATGGATTAGTATTGCTTGGTCTAAGTCAAAACTCTCCGCTAAGTCCGTTGCTGTGTTATATCCCATTTGTTTCCTTTCGTTAGATTGGAATTATAGCAGACTTAACTGACATTTTTTAAGACACGCCCATATTTTTCAGGGTGATTTATACCACACCCTTAACGACACGCCCGACCCCGCAGCTATGTGGGCGCCTTTTATCCGCTAAGCCCGTCTTGATCTGTATCAGGTTTAGAATATAGCAAAACAAAAAGAAAAATAATAAATGGAGCAATTATTGCAATTGATAAAATTGCTCCAATTATTTCACCTAACAAAGAATCCATGGGCCCTTATTTCTTAGTAGCAGAAAATCTTATATCTGCTTTACCATAAACACATAAGCCGCATGACACGCATGCGCTGCCGCTAGTAGAAATTAGCGGAATGCTTTTATTATTTTCAGGGCATTTAGCGCCAGGTTTACCAATTAATTCTTTCATAGTACTTTCTGTAACGCCGAAAGTTTTACCTAAGTATGCTAATCTAATTTTATTACCAGTCTTACGTAGATCATGAGCAATATCTTTATTCTCATCATCCGTTGAATAATAAAGAGATAAGTTTTCGATACCGTCTAAGATGAGAGCAGCAGACTTAACTCGTGTATACACCCAGAATTGAATATCGGTATTAGTTAAAATAACGTATTGCCATGCACGTGCATAAGTATCATTAAAAAAATCGCCATCCCAGTGGATACGGAACAATAACTTAGCATTTTTCTTTTCACAATCTTTTCTAAAATCATTAATCATATTTTCTAATAAATCCACCATAGTAGGCTCGTCGGCGTCCTTAAGTAAATTCCAATTGTGAATGAGCACGTCTCTAACGCCCTTATATACTTTTTCTAACTTACCCGCATAACATACGCTTTCGCATATGCTAGTGGCGCCAGGGCATGAGAATGCTTTTCCCGCAGGCAGGCCGAAAGTATTAGCAATGGCAGAAGTCTTGCCATTTTTAGATACAAGGTTAGTAACCTTGCGATCATTAGATCTTTTTAACATGGGAGCAATTATAGCAGCGGGAACCGACATTACAAATCCCCCATTTCTGCATCGGCCATTCTTGACATAGCCCAATCTTGAGCTAAATCCCGATCATAGACAACGCTACAATCTAAATCAAAATCAAATTCGTCCATTAGTTTACCTTTCGTTGGGTGAATTGATATTATACCTAACACGGCTGACATTTATTTGAAAACACCCAGTTTTTCAGGGTGTTTTTAGTCACACTCTTAACGACACGCCCGACCCCGCAGCCCTGGGGGCGCCGACACGCCCGACTGCGTTGTAAGCTGCGACACGCCCGAGATTATATTAAATCAGATTTTTTATATTTAATTTTGCGTGTGTATTTTTTTTTATTGCGAATAGGTTGCGCCGCATTACTACGGCGCAACTCTTGTATTCGTTTTACTTTATCTAGAATTAAATTGGGGAACATGATAACCGCTTGCTTCATAAAATTTGTTTGCGTCAAATTTAGGATTATCTTTAGCAAACATTAAAGCAAAATCCACAATTACTTTAGAAAATAAAGCAGGGTGAGTTTTATCTGAAATATATTTCATAATTTCAGCAGTAGCAATATAATCTTTTCTAGTCATCATATTATTTGCCCCCAATAAATCCAGCACGATTAAAGTTTTTAGTATACATTTTACCATTAGGTAAAGATAAATTATATGTTGCTAATTCATCAGCAAAGCCGACATCATAACATTTCGCAAACGCTTCAAACGCTTGTAATGCGTCAGCAAATTGGTATGTGTATTCTAATTTGCCGTCATAGTAAGTATCTAGTCTATACATTAGATACCCCACACATCTTTAACACAATCGCAACTTTCCACATCATAGTTTTTTTCATCGCCCCAAAATATGAAGCCAGCACCGCCACACTCATCGCAAGCGACCCCGATTATTTCTGCTAGATTTCCCATTTATAGTTTTCCTTTCGTTGTTGTTAATGTAATTATAGCCTAAGCCACCGACAAAGTGGGAAGGACACGCCCTAAAGCGCACCCTCATTAAATAACCCGATTTCTAAATCTAGTAATTCATCAGGGGTGGCTTCGGATAAATCTACCCAGCCAGCACCCTCATCATCTAAGCGAAATATTTCTATGTATCCCATTTACTCACCTACCTTAACCGCTATATTTCGGTAAGTATATTTACCAGTATCAGATTTAACCTGAACCAAATATCCTTCAGCATTTTCATAAAAAATATCTGATTTATCTGCTGAGATAATTTCTCCACGCAGAGTTTTTGAGTTATAGATTTTACCAATTAGTAAATCTTGTATTGTGTATAAGTTAGCCATTGTTAGCCACTTCCTTTCGTTTTGTTATATGCCGATATTATACTCTAACCCACCGACAATTTGCATATTACTTGTGAGTAATCCCATATTTTGAGACGCTCAACTCATGTGTTCTTAATCACATTTAGCCTGTGGACGACACGCCCGACACGCCACGACACGCCCGAAAGTTATCCACAGATTTCAGGGCTTTTTTTTAATGTGTCTTAAATCACATTTTGCCCCCACAGCTTTTGTGGGCGCTTCCGCCTTTTGTCAAGGCGACACGCCGTTTAGTCTATGTGACCTTCCTCACGCATATATTCCTCATGCTCAATTAAACCAATAGAGAACGCAATCGGATCGCAACACTCTAAGATTTCGCTGGCGGTGAATGTTGATACTCCGATTTTATAAGTAGGATAAATCTCATCTAACATCTGGCAGAAACTTTCCTTTAATTCTAAATCCTTTTCAAATTGTGATTTCATTTATCTCTCCTAAGTAATACGATAGAATAAACAAAAGCAATAGAGCCAACTAGTAGCCATGTTGGAATATCTATACCGACACCATTAGGCCATAGCCCGTTAATATATAGCGAAAAGTATTCGCTATCTATAAATAATTCTAAGTTCATTATTCGTATTCCTCCCAATCTAGTGTTAAGCCTTTTTCGATTACCTCGTCCATGCTAATCATGTCCTCATCAAATAGACTTTCCTCGTTATGTTTGTCTAACTTTTCGGCCTCATCTAAGTAGGCATAAGCGTCTGCTATGTCCGCTTGAATAGTGTCCCATTTAGTCATCATTAGTTATTCACCTGCTCTATCTTATGTATTAGGTATTCGAATTTTAGCGGAGGGTTTGCCTCGTTTAATTCATTAACTAGAGCGATAATTTCTTTAATGCTCTTAGCGGTTAGTGTGCCTTTTTGTAAAGAGCCTTGCCAAATTGAGTAGGTTAGTTTCATTAGTTATTACCTCCACTAACAATAGCACCGACAATAGCAATTAGAGTTATCGTGCCTAACACGATAGGCAAAACAATATGAGGATAATCCTCTACCCAATCAAAAAATAACATTAGTTAGCCTCGCTCTCATCTATGTCGAACATTTCAGCAAACACTCTGTTTGCTTGTTGTAAGGCCTCTAGTGCCTCGTTTAGTTTATCCATTTTCTGTCCTTCTTTCGTTAGGTTGTTCATTAAGGTAAGACTATCATTACTGACCGACAATATCAACACGACACGCTTAGAGCGTGGCGTGAGATACCTCACACTCCTCAGAGCAGCGTGGCGTTTCCGCCATGATTAAGGTCATCAGACCTACACGCTCAGACTTAGTAAGTCTAAGACGGCTAACAGTATCGGACTTGATACCGCCATGATTATATTCGAACAAAAGTTCGGTATAGATATCATTTAGTTTATTCATTTTAAGTTATCCTTTCTAAGATACTTTCTTGGAGAGCGGTTATTTGCTAGGCTCACCCTTTTGGGATTATTTGCTAGGCTCACGCTCTAATTCTTTATTTAATTTGTTATACTATAATCCTAACAGGGGGGACTGACATTTTGCCTATCACAAATCGGACATGTCGGACATTTCAAAATAAATCTTAGAATAATCGTGTGAGATAAACCACATATGGTCGCTCTATCTGGACAAATCGGACATTTTAAAACCCTGGATCATACAAATAAAATCTATATTAACATTTTGGTAGATATGAATATTATAGTCGACTAGGATTATATATGATATAAAAAGGCGGGGGATGTAGATGTATCATCTATTGCGTATATATCCCAGATATAGATATACATTATGGATCTCTTCAGCTACTACGGTATATCTTCAGCAATTTATGTTATATTCCAGTATATAGCATTATATGGGGTATATGGGTTGTATTGATTAGTATGGGTATATAGGGTCTTTCATTTCCGCCGACGCACTTTTTTTCCGCAATTCACTTTTAATTTCCTTGTGAATTTAGTATACTGAATACCATTGGTCCATAGCTCAGCTGGCAGAGCGCAGAGCTGTTAACTCTGATGTCCCAGGTTCGAGCCTTGGTGGACCAGCATAAATTACAAGGAGGTAATTATGAAACAAAATAAATTGACACCAGAGGGCGCAATGGCAATTGGCGCACTTGTGGCAGCAATGATTATTCTTTCTATTGTTATAGCATCTTAATTTTGGCTTCATCGTCTATCGGATAGGACATCGCCCTTTCACGGCGGAAAGACGGGTTCGATTCCCGTTGGAGCTACTAAAATAAAGTGTTTACAGTTTTTATAATTTCTTTAGAAATGTTTCTATAAACAGATTCTGTATATTTTGGCAACAAGCCGTCCATTTTAGTTCCTTTATAGATTTCTAAATCGCCAGTTCTGGCATGGTCTATGTTTAAGGTGTTAGAACCTACGGACTCGTATACTACGGATTGACTTACTGGGGGAAGCAGTCCTTTTTCTTTAGAGAATTCATGCAAAGCTTTATTAAAATCATTGTTTGCTTGCATCCTTACATCATAAGGATAACTTGGGTAATTATATGTATTTAATTCTTCAAACTGTGGGAAAGCTTCAATAAATCTAATTTTTTTAGAAGGAAAAGTATTAACAAAACAGTCTACATAGTCTTGAACAATTAGTTCGGCATTACTGTATTTAGGTATCCAGGTTCTGCAATCTATGTATCCCAACCAAGGCATAATTAAATCTGCTTCTAAAATTTTCGAAACCCCAAATTGTAGTTCTACGCTATCATGTTCACGTTTAAATGTATCTTCGGCTAATGAAGAAATAGTGTTTTGATTAATGTTTTCAGAAAAATCAAGCCCAAAACATTTAAATCCAGCATACCCCCAAAAATCAACTTGTATATTAGTATCAGCAATAAATTTTGAATCGTCTAAAGTAATTGCATATCTATTTATTGTATATTTGCTTACCCTATCTTGTTCCGCCACCGATTCATGATTAAATCCTGCATTTGCATTTATGTGCTGACCACACACTCTAGCTGTATGACAATCTCCAACAACAAATACTTTTATTTTATTGTCCATATATACATTATACTATATTAAATATTTGATTTGACGAAGTTTATTTACCCATGTTATACTTCTAGCCTTGGACAGTTTTCGGAGATAATATCAAGGGGTTAAACTCCAAGTGCGACAATGACGGAAGTGTTATTAGTCTGATGATCTAATCCATAGATTATTCAACCGATGAATTGCAGGCTTACAACCTTAAAAGACAATTTCGGGGTCCTTTTACAAAAAAAGGGGTGTAGGGGTTGTATGCTCCAAATCTGGAAGTATCCAATTAAAAGAACATAATAATATAAATATATGCTTAAAGTATAAGAAAGATAAAAATGAGAATTTGGGACTTTGATCTTAGACCAATACCAGTAGATCATGAGACTGATTGGGAATACATTAATAGATGCCATAAGGTCCATACATACGTAGTTGGTCCTAATCCTCCAGCTATATGGTGGAGTATATAATCTACATATATATTCTAGTTGACTAAGATATATATTAGATATATAATAAATATATGAACTCTATTCATCAGAAATTAGTAGCAAGTTGTTTAATAATTATGATGGCATATATAGCGTTTGCTTACATCTTAGCCTAAATTTAAAATAGCCTTTAAAAGCCCTCTAAGGCCTATATCCCGATTTTCTGGGCATATAGCTAGGGGTAAGTATGGGTTCTCTACTTTCGACGCACTTACATTAAAGACGATATATCTTTATTATTCTTAATAACACAAGGAGTAATTCTTTTATATGGGTCACTAGCTCTATCTATTGCAATAGAATCTAATGAATTAAATATTTCTGGCGTTACTCTATTATTTTTTACATTTTCAGTATATTCATTTAAATATTCATCAAAACTTTTTTCTGGATTTTTTAAAGAGTTGTATTCTTCAAGCTTATTCATTTTTACTTGTCCATCCACATATGATAAAAATTGTCTTATATAATATTTAGAGTTTTCACCTTTTAATTTTTTAACTCCATGATAAATATCTACTGGAAATATTAATCCATCCCCTGCCTGCATTTTATACTCAAAATAATTTTCTATTAACCAGGCCTCTCCAGTTTCTCCAGATACCGAGTCTACATATGGTGCTTTTTCTATATTTTCATGATCAAAAAATATTATATCTCCACCCTCATAATCATCATTTACATAGATGTTAAAATTAAATGAATGATTTTGATCTGTTGCTATTCCTTTTATAACATCTTGATGAATATCCATCTGCCAACCTGCAGAGGCATTTTTATTAGTTTCAAAAATTACAAAATCAGCCATCATAACTCTATGAGGAGAGACATCTTCATCTAAATCTTTTAAAGATGTAGGTATACTTTTAGGTATATTATTTTTTTCAAAATATTCTAAATCATAAAAATCATTTTTATAAATTTTTAAAATTTCAAAAAATATATCTAGGCATTCTTTCTGAAGCTCAGCTCCTTGACTATTATTGCTTAAATAAGAACGGTCATCCATTGGATAGGCTTTTGCATAATTACCCCAGGGGTGCCAATCACGCCATACCTCTTTACCAAAATAAGGATCATTGCTATTTTTAGAATTTTTTATAAATTCATAAGTGGCAGATGGGTCCTTTAATACATTTTTAAATAATAAAATTCCATTTCCTAAATTAATTGGTTTTAGTGTCATTTTTATACTTTCTAGGTTTAAATACTTTTTTAAAAAAATTTTCAATTTTATTTTGCATTTTTATTTCAGGACTTTCATTTTTATAATGTTCTGATTGAAAATACGGATTAAACATTTGATCAGAAAAATATCTTCTTGGAGTCATAGTATAATTATACAGCAATATAGTATAAAACCCAACCAGAGGCGGATCCGATTGGGTTTTGCTACTTATTGTAGCTACGTAAGGAGCCTAAGCTCGACCTACAAAATAATTGTATAATTAATATTTTTTAAAGTCAACTATTATTAATTTTTTTAAAATATTTTTTTCTATAATCTGATTTCCATAAAAACATAATTAAATTAATTCGCTCACCAGACTCTACTTTATTTACTAAATGTGGAAAATTCATATCTCCACGAAAAAATATAAGCGTTCCAGGATTTGGTTTTAATTTTAATTTTTGTAATGGAAATTCAATTTCCCCACCCATGTAATTATTATTTAAATATAGTATTGCAGAATAGTCTGGCTCTAATCCTAGTTCATTTGCAGCAAATGGATCTGTTCCATATGGCAAATAAAATGATCCGTCGGGCTCGTAATTATCGTAGTGCTCTTTAATCTCAGACCCAGAAGTCATTTTACTATAAAAAATTGTTCTTAAATCTATTTCTACATTATATTTTTTTGATAAAATTTGTTTTATAGAAATAATAGAACTTGTTAACAAATCTATAGATATATTTTTATTAATATTTTCAGAATATTCGGAAAATTTCTTATTACTACCTATTTGCCAAGCAGACTCTATTCCATGACTTGGACCACCATAAATACCCAAATTTTCTGTTTCTGAAAAAGAGTCATTAAATGAATTTATTATAAAATTACAAGAATCCTCAGATAAAAAATTTTCTAAAATTTCTATATTATTTTCCATTTATATAGTATACTATATAAAAAGGATATATTATAAAAACTTGTGGATCTTGTACGAAATGCTGTGACGGCACCCTGGCCAACACAGTAAGAGGTCATGAAATGTTTCCAGGTCAATCTTGTTTCTTTTTAGAAATAGGAGGAGTTTGTAAGGATTATGAAAATAGACCAGATGATCCATGTAAACAATATAAATGTCTTTGGTTGCAACAAGAGGATGTTCCAGATTTTATTAAGCCAGAAAATGCAAATGCAATAATAGATATTGCAATATTTCAAAATAAAAAATATTTAAGATTAGTTAAATCATATGAAAGTTATAGCCCCGATATTTTAACTTATGCTATAGAATATGCTAGATTTAATAAACTACCATTAATTTGGAATGATAGCTCAGGAAATTTTCATCATCTAGGAGATAATATTTTTTGTGAAAATGTAATAAAATTCATGCAAAGGAAAAAACATGGGTCATAGAATAAAAGTTATAGAAAATTTATTAACCGAAAAAGAATGTAGCGATATTATTAATTTAATTAATAATGGAAAAGTATCTGTTTTTAAAGATAGCAAAAGCGCAAGAATTTTAGAAGAGTCAGAAGAGGTGAATTTAATATTAAAAAAATATTCTGATATTTTAACAAAACTGCATAAAGACGAATACGGCTTTTATCCAGAGCTTTACACAACTCAAGCATATTTAACTGCATGGGTTCAAGGAGGGTACGCTGGGCCGCACATTGATAATCCTAGACATGGAGAAGGATTTATTCAATTTAGTAGCATTATTTATTTAAATGAAAATTTTGAAGGTGGAGAAATTGAATTTCCAAATCAAAAATTTAAATATAAAGCAAAATCTGGATCTGCCGTTATATTTCCAAGCGCAGGTACTGAATATTTACATAAAGTAAATGAAGTTAAAAATGGAATTAGGTATACAATTGCAATGTGGCATTCAAGTAGAAAAGATCGTGCCAATAAATCTTTGTACCCAGACTTAAATTAATTTATTCAATATTTTTTAATAAATCTTTAGACTGTAAGGCATCTAAAATTTCAGAACAAACTTGTCTATAGTATGGTTGAGCTGCAAGTATTTGTTTTTCAAGTTCTATTAAACTATTTCCAGATTCAACAGCAATAATTCTATTTCTGGTATTAATTTTTTCTACCATTAATTCTATTGCTTGCATTTTATTCATTTGAGTCTCCACCTTCTGTTGTAAATGCAGGGGCTGGGCCTAATAAAAATCCCTTTTCATGATACTCTATTAGTTTAGCCACTTCATCCCCATCATCCTTTGATGAGTATTTTGCTAATAACGTTAAAACATCGTATATTCTATGTAGCATTATATAGTTTACCATAGGCAAATTATCTTCAAGATTTTTGGCTTGCTTGTTATCGTCAGACATTTTTATCAACTCTTTCTTTTATGTCGCTATACAATTTTTCTCCAATAAATTTTTTATAGGAGCATGATAAACAATATAAGTATATATTGTCTTCCAAATCTAAATTAGATTGAAGAAGGCCTTGGTCCATTGGGCACTCAAGCCTAGGCACAAGACCATCTTCTGATAAAGCTATATATTGAGATACATATTGTATCTGTCGCAAAATTGCTCCTTAAGCTTTAGGGAATTGATTAATCAACTCCTTGGCCTTTCCTATTGAGTTAGGCCATGACGACCAATCTTTACCGCCCTTGGTCATATAGTACGTTATCTCTGCGTTTGTTACTGGATCAAATAATTCCTTATTTGACACTAAATTGAATTTTTCTAATCTATCTACACCAAGTTCCCCTAGCATATTAATTTGAAAAATCCCGTAAGATTTATCACCAGTTGATTTGTTGTCGTTTAGAGCAAGCGGTCTTCCGTTAGACTCTACCCTAGCAACAGCCCAAGCTGTTTTTAAAGCAATTCCTTCAAATCCCACAGCCCATAATAAATCTTTTAAATCTTCGGCTGCAAGCATTTCAGAATGCTTATAAGTTTCATTGCTGAACTTATTTATTATTTCTCTCTTTAGTTGTTTTTCGGTTTTTTGTACCTTTTCAGGCGCAGTTGTTAAAGCTTGACTCATTGTAGGTCCAGGCTGGACTGTAAATAAAAATAATGTTATCATTATAATAACAGTCCAATTATGAACTACATCGCTCAAACTTTGTTTGATTCTCTCCATTGGCATTCCTCCTTTAGAGATAACGAACTATAATAGTAGCATTGATTACTTAAGCGTGTCAACCCAGTTGACCAGAAAGAATTTATGAATATTTCATTTTCTACGCCTATAGTTAACCTAAGAACTAATAATGGATATGGATATGCAAGTAAAAATATAATAAAATCTTTAAATAACTTAGGACACTTTACTCCATTTCAAGATCCAAAATCTAAATTACAATTAAATTTTTCACAACCATCACATTTTAAATTACATAAAAATCAATATCAAATTAGTTATACACCATGGGAATCTACTGTAATTCCAGAAGATTGGAAATATTATATGGATGCATGCGACGAAGTTTGGGTAACTTCAGATTGGTGTGCAAATGTATTTGAAGATAATGGTTTTAAGGTTTCTAATGTATACCCACACGGCATTGATCCTATGTGGATGCCAAATAGAAGAAAAGAAGACGGTGTGATTAAATTTTTACATATAGGAGAACCAGCACCAAGAAAAGCTGGACAAATGGTACTAGATGCATTTGGTAGTTTGTTTGGAAATAAAGAAGGATATTTGTTAACCATTAAAGCAGATCAAATAAATACAACTAGAGTATATAACAATTATCTAGATAAAAATATTTTAGGTGTTCCAGATAAATATTACAACAATGTGTCTGTGATTACAGATGTTTTAAATGACGAAGAGCTTGTAAGCCTGTATCAGTCTCATGATGTTTTAGTATATCCAAGCTATGGAGAAGGATTTGGATTTATTCCACTTCAAGCACTAGCAACTGGCATGCCAACAATTTGTACAAGCGGCTGGGCACATTATGAAAAATATTTAGGTCCATTAAAATTAAAATCAGAACTAATAGATTCACCTTGGCCATTCCCACACGAAGGAAAAGTTTTTGAACCAAACTATCAACATCTACTTGAACTTATGAGAGATGTTTCAATAAACTTTAATGCATATTCAGGATATTATTTCTCTCAGTCAACTAAAATACATAAAGATTATAATTGGGAGCAGTTGACTAAGAATTCATTTGATAAAATTTTAAAAAAACTTAATTAAAACCTAGACCAATAAAATAAAGTTTGGTACACTTAGACTTCAATCAAATTTTAAAACTGCGTTGGCGGAGAAAAGGTCGTATATAAATGTCATTTACAATTGAAAACCCATATGAAAATTTTATTGCATTATCTAGATATGCAAAGTGGGTTCCAGAAGAAAACCGCAGAGAAAATTGGCAAGAAACTGTAGATAGATATTTTTCTTTTATGCTAGATCATTTATTTAAAGAATACTCATACGAACCTTCAGCAAAATTAATATCAGAATTAAAACAAGCAGTTTTAGACAGAAACGTTATGCCATCAATGAGAGCAGTAATGACTTCTGGCCCAGCATTAGAAAGAGATCATGTTGCTGGATACAATTGTTCATTTGTTCCAGTTGATTCACCACGTTCATTTGATGAAACAATGTATATCCTTATGTGTGGCACTGGCGTAGGGTTTTCTGTTGAGTATAAGTATATTAATAAACTTCCTGCTGTCCCAGAATCTTTAGAAAAATCAACTACAGTAATTACAGTAGAAGATTCAAAACAAGGTTGGGCAAAAGCATATCGTGAACTATTAGCATTGCTTTGGTCTGGACAGATTCCAGCAGTTGATGTAACTAAACTTAGACCCGCAGGCGCAAGACTTAAAACTATGGGCGGAAGATCTTCTGGACCACAACCATTAGTAAATCTTTTTGATTTTACAATTAAAATATTTAAAAATGCAGTTGGAAGAAATTTAAAGCCAATTGAATGTCACGACCTTATGTGTAAAATTGGAGAAGTTGTTGTAGTTGGTGGCGTTCGTAGATCTGCAATGATATCTCTTTCTAATATTAATGATATTGAAATGGCAGCAGCTAAGTCAGGTAATTGGTGGGAGAACAATCCACAAAGAGCATTGTCAAATAACTCAGTTGCTTATTCTAGAAAACCAGAAATGGCACAATTTATAGCAGAATGGAAAAATCTTTATGACTCAAAATCTGGAGAACGTGGAATTTATAATGTTGCCGCTGCACAAGCACAGGCAGCTAGATATGGAAGGCGGGATCCTGAAATACACTATGGGACAAACCCTTGCTCAGAAATTATTTTGCGTCCTTATCAGTTTTGTAACCTTTCAGAAGTCGTATTACGTGAAAAGGATACAGTTGATGATGTTAAGAATAAAGTAAGACTTGCCACTATTTTAGGAACGTGGCAATCTACATTAACAGACTTTAAATATTTGCGTAAAATTTGGAAAGATAATACAGAAGAAGAAAGACTGCTTGGCGTATCTTTAACAGGACAATTTGGACATAAATTCTTTTCTGGACAAGAAGGTTTAGACAAACTAGAGCAAACTCTTGTATCTCTTCGTGAATCAGCAAGAAAGGTAAATGCTGAAGAGGCTAAAAAAATTGGAATTCAAGAGTCAGCAGCAATTACTTGCGTTAAGCCGTCAGGTACAGTCTCGCAGCTAGTCGGAGTTTCTTCTGGAATGCATCCGTGGCACTCTAAATATTATATTAGAACAGTTCGTGGATCAAAGACAGACCCAATCTCTGTTTTCTTAAAAGAAGTGGGCATACCAGTCGAAGATGATGTCATGAAACCAACAGAAACATATGTATTTTCTTTTCCAATAAAATCTCCAGACGATGCAATTGTTAGAAATGATTTAACCGCTATAGATCATTTAAACACATGGCTTGTTTATCAAAGAGCATGGTGTGAGCATAAGCCTTCAATTACTGTGTCAGTAAAAGAAGACGAATGGATGGAAGTTGGCGCCTGGGTATACAAAAACTTTGATGAAGTTTCTGGAATCTCATTCTTGCCTTCTTCTGATCATTCATACAAGCAAGCACCATATCAGGAAATAACAAAAAAAGAATACGAAGACTTGTTGTCTAAGATGCCAAAGTCTATTCGTTGGGAAGATTTATCTTTTTATGAAACAGAAGATGGAACTTCTACAAACGCCACACTTGCATGTACGTCTGACGGAAATTGTGAACTTGTAGATATCTCTGCATAGTGGTATTATATTAGTATTGGGTAACCCCCAAAATTCCTGGGCACAAGGCTCAGAAATAGGAGGATCTTAATGAAAAAAGATCTAAATAACGATGGAGTAATAACAATGACAGAACAAATCCTAGCAGCGGTTGGAACGTATGCTCGTGCATTCCTTTCAGCAGCAATAGCTTTGTATATGACTGGTAATACAAATCCAAAGGACCTTTTGATGGGTGGAATTGCAGCAGTAGCCCCAGTAATTTTAAAGGCTCTTTCACCAAGCAATCAAGAGTTTGGTTTCAAGTCAGCTAAGTAATTTAGTAAACTGAATTAAGAAAGCTCCTGTGCTAAAATAAGCATAGGAGTTTTCCTATTTTAGGAGATTTTGAAAATGGCAGTACAAAAGAATTTTGAAGTAGATCAAAATGCTACATTCACCTTTGAGGTTCAATACACCTTAGAAGATGAAGTCACACCAATAAGTTTAGTAAATGCAACTGCAAAGATGCAAGTACGTGATACTAAAGGTGGATCCAAACTAGCATTTACACTAACATCACCCTCTGGTGGTATAACAATTAATGGCGCAACTGGAACACTAACCGTTAAAATGACACCTACCCAGACAAATAAACTCTTTTATCCAAAATCTTCTTATGACATTATGGTTGTCGATTCTAACGGGAATAAAATAAAACTCCTTGAAGGGTTTTTAACTCTCAGTAGATCGGTAACTATATAATGTCAGCAGAAAAAGTAATAGTAACAGAAGTAAAAAATAAAGTAATTATAAAATCACCAGGACCACAAGGCCCTGCTGGAAAAACTATATTAAATGGAAACTCTGCCCCATCAAACAATCTTGGGGTCACAGGAGATTTTTATGTTAATAATACTACACATCAATTCTATGGACCAAAACTTACAGACACATCTTGGACTGACGCAAACATAATTCAATTGGCTGCAGAAGGTGCAGATTTTGCATTTTCTCAATCATGGGAAATAGCTCAAGTGACTGGACCGTTACTTGGAATATATTCAGTATCGATAACACATAATTTAGGATTTTTTCCAAACGTAACAACAAAAGATAGTTCAGGTGAAACAGTTGAAACTGGACTAGAATATGTTAATACAAACACAATTAAACTGACAATGGCTCAACCATTTTCAGGGACAGCGTACCTGTCATAAAGGAGAAGTAAAATGGCAAGAAAATTTTTAGTTAGCTTAGACCTTAACAAAAATGAATTACAAAATGCTCGAATTCAAAACCTCAGCTCTGCGCCTTCAAGCCCAGTAGACGGTCAAATATATTTTAATACAGTAGATAAAATTGTATACTTTTATGACGGAACAAACTGGATCTCTACATCTGGCTCACTAGAAGTAATTCAAGATGCTATTGGAGCATACGTTTCTGGTGGCACTGGCTTAACAGCAACATATAGTGACTCAACAGGCACTACAACAATTGATTTAGACAACACAGCGGTAACAGCTGGATCATACGGATCTGCAACAGCAATTCCTACATTTACAGTAGATGCACAAGGTCGTTTGACTGCAGCAGGAACAGTAGACGTAGCTACAGAGCTAGATATTACTGGCGATACTGGCACAACTTCAATCTCTTTGCTTACAGAAGGTTTAACTGTAGCTGGAGGAGAAGGTATTAATGTTGATGTAACAGAAAACACAATTACAATATCCTCAGAAGATGCTTCTACAACCAACAAGGGTGCCGCATCATTTAATACAGATGACTTTAATGTAACAGCAGGACACGCAGAACTAAAAGATACAGTTGTTAAAGCAATTACAACTGATTCTGGAGCACTTACCCCATCAGCACATGGAATATCAATTCTTGGTGGAGAAGGCGTTGATGTAACACATACAGGAACATCAATTACTGTATCAGCAGAAGATGCAACCTCATCAAACAAAGGTGTTGCCAGCTTTGATTCAACAGATTTTACAGTAACATCTGGAGCAGTAACATTAAACGCTGAGCGTGTACAAGATATTGTATCCTCACAAATTGTTGCAGGCGAAGGCATTGATGTAACATACGATGACAACGCAGGAACTCTAACAGTAGATGCAGAAATTGCAACAACTACAAATCGTGGTGTTGCTTCCTTTGCTACAGCAGACTTTACTGTAACAGATGGCGCAGTAAGTATCAAAAATGTTGATCTTGCAACACAGACAACTGGTAACTATATTGCAACAATTGCTGGAACAGCTAATGAAATTGAAGTTTCTGGCTCTGGATCTGAAAATTCAGCAGTAACAATTGGACTTCCAGATAGCGTAACAATTACCAACGATTTAACAGTTGGTGGAAATTTAACAGTTAATGGAACATTAACTTCTTTAAATACTGAACAAGTAACAATTGAAGATAACGTAGTTGTTTTAAATAGCAACGTTACAGGCTCTCCATTAGCAAACGCTGGAATTGAAGTAGAGCGTGGAGACTCTACAAATACATCAATTATTTGGAATGAAACAGATGACAAGTGGACACTTACAAATAACGGAACCAATTATCATGCTATTACTAGAAAGTATGTAGAAACTCTTTCAACCTCTGCAACATCCTACACAGTAACTCATAATTTAGGATCCGCCGATGTGTTAGTTCAAGTTTCAGAAGTAGCGTCTCCATATTCTAAGGTCGAGACAGATGTAGAACTTACATCAGACTCAGCGGTAACAATTAAATTTGCAACCGCACCATCATCTGGAGCATATAAAGTAGTAGTTATAGGATAACAAATTGAAACTAAAGTCTTTATTAAATTTAGCAACATTAGCATCCGACCCTGCGGGGTCGGAAGGCGATGTCTTTTTTAATACAACAGAAAAGGCTTTAAAAATTCACAACGGAGCAATATGGGTAACAATAGCAACTAATACAGACCCAGCACCATTTTATTTACACACTCATACATACGATGGAGCAATACATACAATTGATATTGAAAACCCTATAACGTTTAGAGACATAAACACAACAGCAAGCGTTTCAGAAACTCTTCCTAAGATAACAGGGTTTGATGGAGGCCAGCCTTCAGATGTTGTTGAAGATCCTAGCTTCTTAGAACTATCATTGTTAGATGGCGGAAAAGCTTAATGTTTCAGGCAATTATAAACATCAGATGATATAATTATCTTAAGTCATAATTAAGAGGTAAACATGGCAACAAACTTTCCAAACTCATTAGATACATTGGTAAATCCTAATTCAACGGATCCATTATCTAGTCCGTCGCACTCTGAACAGCATATAAATCTTAATGATGCTGTTGAAGCAATAGAAACAAAAATTGGAGCAAATGGCTCTAATGATTCAAATTCTATTCAATACAAGATTGCAGCAATACAAACAACTTTAACTGACATAGAAAACAGCACCTCAGTAGCAGAACTTTTGTTAGGTCTTGAAGGAAATAATGATTTAACAATAAGTGGAATAGAGAACAAAACAACAGTAGACAGTTTTGCTAAATCTCTATATTCAACAGTAAGATATACACTACAAATCAAAAAAGACAACTTGTTTGTTTCTGATCAACTAGATATAGTCAATGATGGAACAGACTTACATATGAATAGATATGAAATATCATCAAATACAAATAATTCTCTTTATACTGTGCAATTAGAAGAAAATGCAGGTATAATTAGTTTGAAAGTAACACCGACAAGTGGATCTATAACCGCTAGATATTATAGAACCGCCTTAAAGTTTTAAGGCGTAAGGGGAAACAAAAAAATGGCAACAGTAGATAAAAACTTTAGAATTAAGAATGGTTTAGTTGTTGAGGGATCAACAGCTACAGTAAATGGATCTAATATCCTTACTGAAAACTCACTAGAATTTATTCAAGATACCGTAGCGGCACAACTTGTAGACGGAACACATACAAACATTTCAGTAAGTTATAATGACACTACTGGAACAATTAGTTTAACTGGCGCAGTAACATACACAGACGAGCAAGCACAAGATGCCGTTGGTAACGCAGTCGGAACTGGACTTTCATACAACGATACAACAGGTGCAATATCTGTTGACACAGCCACAATTCAGGCTCGTGTCGCAGATGTATCTGACACTGAAATTGGATACCTTAATGGCGTAACATCTTCAATTCAGACACAATTAGACGATAAGTCAACTGCAAGCAAAACCGAAACATTAACAAATAAGACTTTAACATCACCAAACATAAATGAAAACGTAGCCCTTACAGCAACCGCTACAGAACTTAACATTCTTGATGGTGCAACACTTTCTACAACAGAACTTAACTATGTAGATGGCGTAACCTCTTCAATTCAAACACAATTAAACAATAAATTTGATTCAGCAAATGCTTCAACAACAAATATTTCAGAAGGCACAAACCTCTACTTTACAGACGAAAGAGCACAAGATGCTGTAGGAAACTCTGTAGGCAATGGTCTTGATTATGATGATGCAACAGGAGCAATTTCTGTAGACCCTTCAGAGTTTACATTAAACTCTATCGGCGCACCATCTGCAGCAGTAGATTTAAACAGTCAAAAGATTACTGGCCTTGCAACACCAACAGATGCAACAGACGCATCAACTAAAGGCTATGTTGACGGAGTAATTACAACAGAGGTATCAAATCGTAATGCTGCAATTTCAACAGCAGTTAGCAATTTAGTAGACGGCGCACCAGACCTTCTTAATACTCTTAATGAATTAGCAGCAGCAATTAATGATGATGCTAACTACACAACAACTATTACAACAGCTCTAGGAACAAAAGCTCCTTTAGCATCACCAGCATTAACTGGAGTACCTACTGCTCCAACAGCAGCAGCAGACACAAATACTACTCAAATAGCTACAACAGCTTTTGCTAAAGCAGAAGCAGACGCAGCACAGTCAGCAGCAGAAGCCACAGCATCAGCAGATGCAACATCAAAGGCTAACGCCGCTCAAGCAGCAGCAGAAGCCACAGCATCATCTGCTCTTTCTGGAGTAACTGCAGGAACCACAGCGTTTACAGCAGTAAATGTTAACTCAGTAGCTAAGCAAATTGCTGCAACCACAGGTAATATTGCTACCGCAGCCGCAACCACAGCTTATGCATGGGCAAAGGCTTCATACCGAAGCGGAGAATTCCTTGTTAAGTCAAAAAGTGGAAATCACACAGAAGTTGCAAAAATTATGGTAACTCTAGACTCTTCAGATAACGTCTATATCACAGAATATGGAATGTCATCAACAAGTGGAGTTGCACTTCAAACAGTTTCAGCAGATGTAAGCGGAACAGATGTAAGAATTCGTGTAACACCTGCAAATGACAATACCGAAGTATTAATCACTGGTACACTGTTAGTATAATTAAATAAAAGGCCAGGGGAGAGCCTGAATCTCCCCACAAAAACAATTAGGGGATATGTGAACTTAAATGGCAACAGAGAATAAAAACTTTAAAGTTAAGAATGGAATAAATGTCGCAGGAGATGCTACATTTGATTCTAACGTCGTATTAGGTTCAACCCCCCTTAGATTTGACACAACAACAAACAAACTACAGATCCAATTAAATGGAACCTGGAGCCCAATTGCATTTGTGGCAGACATTCCAGACATGACAGCAGAAATAGGCTTTATGGATATTGGATTAGCTATTGACTACAATGGTCTTCCAGTCTATACAGTTCAGGCAAATGGAGTAAGTACAACAGCAACTAAATTCGCAGACGGTGGAGACCCATCAACTTCAACATATGGGTTAACATTTGATTCTGGAGTTATAGTCTAATAAAAAATAAATGCTATAATTAGCAAATAAGGGGTAATAAATATGTCAACAGTAAGAATTCAAGTAAGACGAGGAACAGCATCAGAATGGACCTCAGCAAATCCTACATTAGCCGCAGGTGAAATGGGTGTTGAAACAGACACCAGAAAAATTAAAGTTGGAACTGG